TATAGCAACTAACCCACAACCTGCTCCTACCGCACAACTCTTTTGTGAAAAGATGGAAGCTATTAGACCAGCACATTATGGTGGAGCTGATAATCCTTACGAAGTATTTGCAGTACTAGAAGCGTGGAAGTTAGATAAAGACTTCTATCTTGGTAATGTGATTAAGTACGTTGCAAGAGCTGGTAAAAAAAATCCTGCTAAAGAAAAGGAGGATTTACAAAAAGCTTTAGTATATTTACAGCGTAGAATTGATAGTTTATGATTATTGTTTGTTTACTTATTGGTGTAATTATTATATATATACTGTATGGATTACAAAATTCTTGGCGTATGCCTATATACAATAAAGTATATAACATGTGGCAAGAAGATACCGAGAAAGTAACTAAAGCTAACTTAGCAATAATCATAATGTGTTTTATATCATTTCTTCTAGGTGTTATTTCTAACATGATGATTAATTAAATTTTTTATTTATATAAACGGGCCCTGGTTTTTACTAGGGCTTTTTTTTGTAAAAAATTTTTTGTATATTATTAATAGTATTTATAGTTAAAAATAAAAATATGAGTTTTCAAGGACAAATAAGTTTTGGGTATCCTTTAACGGCCCACAATATAATAACAACAGCTCCTGATAATGCTGTGTTACCTTTATCAATAGGTAGCAGTTTACAAGGTAATGTATTAGGTATTACTGTTGCTAATCTCTTAGCTGCAGTACCAGTACCTCCAGGACTTCCTAGTTTTATTGAATATGATGAAGCTACTAAAACAGTCTGGAATAACGGTTCTGGTAATCAAACTGAAAACACAAGTTTTGGTGCTTTAGCACTTACTTTAAATTCTTCAGGTAATTTAAATACGGCATATGGTTATGCTACATTGTTTAGAAATGCAAATGGTACTAATAATACAGCAATAGGTTCTAATGTATTAGATGCTAATATATCAGGTAGTTTTAATACTGGAATTGGTTCGTATGCTTTACAAAGAACTGCAGGAGATCAAAATACAGGAGTTGGAGCTAGGGCATTAAGATATAATACAACTGGACAATCAAATGTTGGAATTGGATTTGGTACATTAGGTAATAATACAACGGGTAGTAATAATACTGTAATAGGTGATGGTGCAATGCGTGATAGTACAGTTAGTTCTCTTAATACAGTAATAGGTTATTCAGCATTAGAACGTGGTACTGGTAATGGTAATACTGCAATTGGTTATTCTGCAGGTCAATTTAATGAGGGATCTGGAAATATAGCAATTGGAAATAGTGCTTTACAACCTGGTTTTTCAGCAGCAAGTAACAATATTGCTATAGGAAATGATTCATTTTACAGAGTAACTACAGGTTCTAATAATGTTGGTATTGGCCGATTTTCAATGGCATTTTGTCAAACAGGTACTTATAATGTGGCAATAGGTGATAATGCAGATTCTCAAAATTTTTCAGGAAGTGTTATACTAGGAGCTAATGCTCAAGCTACAGCAAATAACCAATTTGTAATTGGTAGTACAACATATAATGCAGGAGCTGTAACAACAGAAACTATCACACCTAATAGAACTTGGACAGTTAGAATCAATGGAGCTAACTATAAAATACCTTTATTAGCAATTTAATATTAAACTTTTAAATAAATATATATCATGGACATTTTAAACTTTATTTCCTGGCTTAAAGATAACCGTATAACTACTACACCTCCGGAGGGATCTCTAATTGCTGTAGGTGTACCGACACCAAACAGAGATGATAAATATCTTACTGTAGCAATGACATTGGATAATGCAGTACAATCAGGCTGTAAAGGTAATACTAAACACTATGAGTTAGATATTACAGCTACTAGTATTGTAACAGTAGATACTCCCCGTGGTATTATTGATATTATTAATACGGGGGTTTTTAGTCCTGATCCAGCTTATGCTAATTCAGTAAGTTTTTTTATTAATAACTTAGATCTAGATCTTAATGTAGGTAATAGAGATAACATCTATGTACAATACTCTGTATATTATAGCCAAGCTGCTAATGATAATGCTATTCCCTATTTAATTGCTACAGGAGGATCACCAACAGGTTTAGGATTTACTCTTTATAATGCTAATCCTGCAGTAGCTAATGCTGATAACTGGGATGGTGCATTGTATGTATATTATGAACTTTACACAATCAATCAATAAATAAATAATAATTATGGATATTTTAAATTTTATATCATGGATTAAAGGAAGTAGAATAGTTACTTCTGTGAATGCCTCTCAAACTTTATTACCAGTAGGTCTTAAAGATCCTAAAAGAGATGATGGATACTTAGCAGGAGCTATTTCAGTAACTGATTTATTAGCTTTATCACCAGGACTTCCAAGTTTTATTGAGTATGATGAAACTAACAAAACAGTATGGAATAATGGAACAAATAATAACTCATCAAATACTTCATTTGGTAAAGATGCACTTACTGGTAATCCCGGTGCGCATTGTACAGCTATAGGTGAAAGAGCATTGATTATGGGAACAGGTAGTTTTAATACAGCTATTGGAGGTTATGCTATAAGCAATTTAATAAATGCTGATCATAATACATCAGTTGGAGCATTTGCCTTAGCTGGTGACCTTACTGGTAGTTATAACACAGCTGTTGGATCAACATCTCTTGCAAGCAATACATCAGGTACTCTTAATACTGCTATTGGTTATTACACATTAGCATTTAATGTTAGTGGTAGTGAAAACACAGCAGTTGGACATAAAGCTTTACATAGAAATACTACAGGCTACAATAATGTTGCAATTGGTGAAAGTGTATCTATAAATAACACTACAGGTTATCAAAATACATCTATAGGGACAAATGCATTAACAGGTAATACAACAGGAAGCGGAAATGTTGCAATAGGTTCACACAGTCTTTATTATAACACTACAGGTGTAAATAATGTTGCTATTGGTTCAGATACAAATTCAGGTAATTTTAATGGATCAGTTATCCTTGGTAAACAAGCTAGTGCAACAGCTAATAATCAATTTGTAGTAGGTTCATCGGATTGGAATGTTGGAGCTGTAACAACTGAAGCTGTAGCATCAACAAGAACATGGACTGTTATAATTAATGGTGTATCAAGAAAAATTTTATTAGCTTAGTAATTAATTTAAAATCAAAATAAAATGTCAGTAGAAATTTTAAAAGAAGAAGTAACAGCTGAACAAGCAGCAAAGTCTGTATTAGCAGCTTATGATAGTGTAAACTTAATTGCAGAATTAAAAAGAAAAAGAATACTATCTGAAGAAGAAACAGCAACAGTAAAACGTAATGTAGATCACATTGCTATTATGTTAGGTAAAGAATGGTTTGCTGCAGCATTAACTCCAGCACAAAAAACTGAGTTGGAAGCTATCAAGTAAGTTTAAATTTATTATATTTACAAAAAATATAAACCTAAAAAATTTAAACCATGAATCCAATTGAAGCAGTACAAGTATTAGAACAAGCATTAAATGCAGCTAACTTAAAAGGTGTGTTTTCATTAGCAGATGCTAACAAAGTGTTAGTAGCATTGAATACAATTCACAACTTAGAGGAAGTAAAAGCTTCTATTCCGGAATTAGTAACTGAGTAATTCCTACAGTAAATTCTTAAACCCTAGATTAACTTCTAGGGTTTTTTGTTTTTGTGGATTTTTTTAAGTATATTAATATTATAGCCTAAATAATAATTATGGATATCTTAAATTTTATAAGTTGGATTAAAGAAGGTAGAGTTGTAAAAACTTTTAATTCTTCTAAAGTTTTATTACCTATAGCAATTAATGATTCTAAAAGAGATGATGGTTATTTAGCTGTTGCAATGACTGTAGAAGATTTTGCAAACAATATTTTATATGAACCAACAAATCAATTTTTTGTAGATCCCAACAGAACTGATAGTTATGTAGCTAATGGTAGTATAATTACTCCATTTAAAACTATTAGTGCAGCACAAACTGCAATTAATAATTTAATTGCTGAAGGTGTTACTATAGCTACTGAACTTAATCCAGCTTTTATTAGATTACAAGGATCTGTTACTGAAGATGTAACTTTAACAAAAGGTCATATATTTTTAGTAGGTGAAAATGGAAGTATAGCTAATCCTATTTATTTAATAGGTACCATTACTGTAAATGGTGATGATACATCGGCAAGTGCTTTAGATAATAATCATTTTTCTATTCAAGGTATTACAGTATTACCTAATGGAAGTAATAATGGTATAGTATTTACAGGATCAAATGCTCAAAGACTTTCTTTAGAAAATATTTGGGTACAAGTAGGTGGTACAGGTACAGGAATTTTATGTAATAATACAGGAGTAAGAATATCTGATGGTTTTAAATCTAGATGTTATGGTACACAAATTAAAATAAGTCATACTGGATCGGGTGATATATATTGTTTTAATATAGTACAAGGATCTGCTGATTTTACATTTGTAGATACATCTGGTGCAACAAAAGTAGCTGTTGTACAAACAGGAGCTACATTAGCATTTGTACAATCTCAATTAAATGCAAAAAATGAAGCTTGCTTAGAAGTTTATGGTACAGGTATTTTATCTGTAACACAATCTAGTATTTCTAATTTATTTGGATCAACTGCTTGTTATGGTATTTGGTTACATGATATAGGAAGTGTAGCTAATGTTGGACAATCTTTATTTCAAGTAAGCTCTGCTAATATTAATTCACGTGCTGTACATGGTATTTTAGGAACAGCTTTTTTTTATGCTTATAATGCATATTACCCAGGAGCGTTTACAGATAAAGTTGATGCGGTTATTGGTGCTGGTCTTATTCCAGTTGATACATCATTTACAACAGTTTAATTAAAAAATAAAAACAATGTCAATAGGAAACTTAAAGGATACAGGAAATCAAGGAAATAATTTCCCATATCAAATGAAAACATTACTAGGTCTTCAGCAAATAGTAGATGGTATTTCCAGTATTGCACCTCCTGGTGGAGCTGCTACAGAAACAACTCTCTTAATAGTTGAGGCATTTGTAGAAATAATTAAGAAAAATTCTATATCAAAAATAGGTAGGATTCAAGGAGCATCAAATTACAATAGAATTTTAGTTTATAATGGTACTAATGATGTAACAAGTGTTACTCATACTGGAACTACTGAATATGGTGTAGAAACTATTATAGAAACTCTTACATATGATGTAAATGGAAATGTAACACAAATTCAATACTCATAATTATGAAAAATAAATACAATCCAGTATCTGGTGAGTTTGATCTTGTAAATTCACTTCAAGACATAAGCTATACACATACTCAATCTGTTCCAGCAACTACATGGGTTGTTAATCATAATCTAAATACTAAATGTTCTGTACAAGTAGTTGATGAAGATAAGAATGAAATCATTGCTCAGATTGACTGGATAGATAATAACACTGTAAACATAACATTAAATATTCCATTTACGGGATATGTTTATTGTAATTAATAAAATAAAATTGTATATTATATTATAACTTAAATTTAAACTAAAAACAAAACAAAATGGCAGAAAAAAAGTTTTTTGTAGACATTAATCTACAAGGTAGTGCGTTAACTAACGCAACAATTGGTACAAATTCAAGCTTAACCAAAGCTGGTTCATTTGGATTTGATGGAACAAGATTAAAATATTTCAATGGTACTGCTATTGAAGAAGTAGCTAACTTAGCTGATGTTGCAGCTGTAACAGGTGGTTTGATTTTCCAAGGTGGATATGATCCAGAAACGGCTGCTCCTGATATTTCAGATGGTACAGCTTATAAAGGTTTCTTTTGGGTAGCAACTGCAGCAGGTGCTTTCTTCGGGGAGTCTGTACAAGTTGGTGATTCAATTGTTGCTAAAGTTGATGGAGCTGGTGCAACAATTGCAGACTGGTTGATTTTACAAGGTAACATAGTTATTGCTACTGATTCAGTAGATGGTATTTCTCGTTTAGCTACACAAACAGAAGCTAATGATGGTACAGAAGGTGGTGCAGTTGTTATTACTCCTGCTACATTACAAGGTAAAATTGATGCTCAAATTACTCCTGAGATTTCTAGCAAATTACCATTAGCTGGTGGTACCATGTCAGGAGACCTTAATATGGGTAATAATAACATTGAAAATGCTAAAGGTATTAATGGTAATAGTATTAGTGTTAACAATGCAGGTATAGATGTTTTAGGTTCTAAAACACCTGATGGAAAAATATCATTAAATTCAGATTTAGACTCTAACGGAATAGCAAAAGTAACAAACTTACCAGCTCCAACAGACGGAGGAGATGCTACTAACAAAACTTATGTTGACGGTGCTGCTTCAACTGCACAAGCTAACGCTGAAGCTACTGCTTCTGCTGACGCTACTACAAAAGCAGATGCTGCTGAAGCTGCTGCTAATGCTTACACTGATACTGGACTTGCTGCTAGATTAGCTTTAGCTGGCGGTACTATGGAGGGTAATATTAATATGGGTACTTATAACCTTACGAATGCTGAAATTATTGAGGGTATTAATGGTTCATTTCAAAATTTAAGTGGTGTAAATCCCCAAATAAACATTGGTAAAGACCTTGATTTTCAAAATTCTCAAAAACCAATTAATTTACCAGCTCCAACTGCTAATGGTGACGCTACTAACAAAGAGTATGTTGATACTGCAGCTGCAACAGCTGAATCTGATGCTAATGCTTATACTGATACTCAAGTTAATTTATCATCTTTTAGAGTTGAATTAGAGGTAGGAGATTGGACATTGAATGGTTCTACTTATGAGGCAACGGTAAATCATAACATTTTAAATACTGGTTATCCAGTTGTTACTTTTACAGATCATCTTGACTTTACTGTTGAACTTGTATATCAAGCTATTTCAGGAACAGCAATAAAAGTTTTTTCTAATATTCTTCCTGTATTAATTGGTGTTTCATTGAGTGCTGCTGCTCCTAGAGCATAAGTAAAAAACATAAATGAATTAAAAAACTAAAACCCACTCCATAATAGGGGTGGGTTTTTTTAAATATACTATATTTGTAAAAAATAATAATATGGCAGAGAAGAAGTTTTTTGTTGATGTTAGTCTTCAAGGTAATAACATCAATAATTTAAGAGCTGATACATTAGATATTACATCCAATTTAGCAAGTGCTAATACTAAAAGAATAGTGTATTGGTCTGACCAATATTATTATTCAGATGGAACATCTTGGATTGCATTAGGTGGAAGTGGGAACTTACCAACTGGTGGTGCTACAGGAGATATTCTAGCAAAAGCAAGTGGTACTGATTATGATGTAGAATGGATAAGCAACTACACTAGTACAGTACAACATGAAGTAAAAGCCGGAGTTGCATTAACAAAAGGACAAGCTGTTTATGTTAGTTCAGCAAATGGTACAAACATGATTGTTTCTAAAGCATCCAATGCATCAGAATCAACATCAAGTAAAACAATGGGGCTTGTAGCAAGTTCAGCCGCATTAAATGATTTTATATTTGTTATCACAGAAGGTTTACTTACTGGAACAGGTGGTGCACCTTTAGATACAAGTACTGCTACAGCAGGAGATCCTGTATGGTTAGGTACTAATGGTAACTTAATCTTTGGTTTAGCAAATAAACCAGTAGCTCCAGCACATTTAGTATTTCTTGGTATTGTTACCAGATCAAGTGCTACCGTAGGAGAGATCTTTGTTAAAGTACAAAATGGATTTGAATTAGGAGAACTACATGATGTAGATGCTTTAAATGCATCTAACAATGATGGTTTATTTTATAATACAACTACTAGTTTATGGGAACATAAATCAATTGCTACTGCTCTAGGATATACTCCGGAAAATGAAGCAAACAAATCTACTAGTACTTCATTAGGTACATCAGATACATTATACCCAACACAGAATGCAGTTAAGGTATATGCTGATAACTTATTAGGTAATGCTAATGCATTAGTTTACAAAGGAACTATTGACTGTTCAACTAACCCTGATTATCCTGCAGCAGATGCAGGTTGGATGTATATTGCAAGTATTGCTGGTAAAATAGGTGGAGCAAGCGGTACAGATGTTGAGGTAGGAGATATGATTATTTGTAATACAGATGGAACTGTGTCAGGTAATCAAGCTACCGTAGGTCAATACTGGAATGTAATACAAAAAAATATTGTAGGTGCCGTAACTGGTCCTGCTTCTTCAGTAAGTAATAATGTAGTATTTTTTGATGGTACTACTGGAAAAATTATTAAAGACTCTGGATTGACATTATCTGGAAGTAATACAGGTGATGAAACTACAGCAACTATCAAAACTAAGTTAGGTATTGCAACTTTGTCTGGTTCTAATACTGGAGATCAAGATTTAAGCGGATATGCTCCACTTAATCCAAGGGTTCAAACAGTTACTAGTTCAGCTACAGTTACTCCTACATCTACAAATGATTTAGTAATTATTACAGCACAAGCGGTTGGACTTACTTTAGCTAATCCTACTGGTACTTTTGCAGAAGGTCAAGCATTAATGATTAGAATTAAAGATAATGGAACAGCTAGAGCAATTACTTTTGGTGCTAACTATAGAGCAA